GCGATAGTTTTCGGCGTTGAGCGCCGGTCATTCAATGCAAAGTGAAAGCATTGTGAATTGATATTGAAAATCTTCGGATGCCAATAGGCCTTTCCGACGCTCATCTTCAATCCACAAGCCGCACTCCAGGTACAAAAGGTCTCATAGACTCTTTTTGTGCATATGAAGCCGTTGTCATCCCCATTGATCAGGACGCCTTGCAGGCGTGATCTCCAGGGACGCGGGTCCTCTTGGGCAGTGGCAATCAGAGTCACTCCCACATTGGCGAGACAAAGGATCAGGAAGGATACGATCGATCCCATCAACTGTCCATTCTGTTGATCAACTTCTTCAAGTTGTTCGCCATCCACTTTCGGGTACTTACAATGGTGAGGTGCAAGACATTTTTGGATCAATTCTTGCCACCAAGGAGGGAAGTCTCGGATGAGTTCCTCCATGATCTCCTTAGAGAGACTGGCTGACAGGTTGTCAGTAGCAGCTTCGAAGTCAATACTCGCGAAGCCCATTTGGCCAATCCCTCCAAAGATTTTTGAATCACGGAGGTCGAATAGATCTGTGGGGCATAACTTGCGCCCAATGAGCCTGAAAAAAGGATACCGTCTCAGAATACCATGCAGTTTTTTTTGAAACTGCTTGGCGAGATAGTACGGCGCCGCGTTTCCTTTCGAAATGACGCGCGCCTTCAATGGCTCAAGGACGACTTGGATAGTTGCTTCCAGTCGATCTTTCTTCAAGTCCCTTGTGGCCTGACGCACTACGGCCTCAGTCCACTCCGCCTGGCCGGCGGGGAAAGTGTATGTGGGTGCAAAACCGAAAGTTTGCACAGTGTCACCACGGTACACAGGTAGGAATTCTGTGGTATCACGCATGGGCGTGACGAACTCCTCCCGTTGGTCGATGGGGGCCAGCAAAGGCTCCTGGTTGACAAGGCTAAGCAGTGCGCCTAGTTGTCCTCCTCCCGAACGACCACATTCAAAGCATGCGCGTATGGACGCGACATGCTCTGACTCCCACAAGTCTGTATTGAACATATCCTCAGGTGAGGACTGGTATGCTTTGTTCAATGACTTCCGCAACTCTGCAAGTAACGGTTGCAGCTGTCTCATTACACGTTGACGTGTGTCATCGGTAATCGGATCTGGTTTTTCCATCGCAAGACGATGCTTCTTATAAGTAGCAAGCACCATACTCTCCGACAATTGTTCAGCGCAGCGCTTCGATTGAAGGAATGAGTACCACAAGTGTGTGTTCTTGGTAGTAACCAACATCCGGGTCCTTACCCATTGCTTCCAGTGTCCTTTCTCAAAGAATAGGATATCCGGTGATGGGGGCTTAGGGCTCTTGGTGTAAACAGCCATGTAGAGGCAGAGAAGATACTTGGCTCTGCTTACAAAAGTTGCTTCAGCGTTCACGTTGAGGTAATCTCCGAATTGGCTTCGGAAATCCGCAATCACTGAGGTGGGGCAGAGATGATGACGTAGAACTACGTCAATCCCTCTAAAAAGCTCCTCGACTCTTTGAATTGCACCTGCACGGGAGTCGACTCCATGCAGGGGGCCCGTAAAGTTCGGGTCCACATTCTCGCAGCGCGGAAGCGCAGCGGGAACACTTATGTTATCCATACGTTCGAATAAACGGAACGAGGTAGTTTGTGAGTGCTCCACGGGTTGAT